TCGTCGCATACGACCGGAATAAGCTGCCCCATATCACAGGTCAGCTTTTTGTCGTACGAGAGATCAAAGGTCGATTTTCCCGGCCTCAATGATCCTATTTGGTCAAATGGATTCATTTTCCGCCGCCGATCACGATCACCTCGGCAACTTCAAGAGTCTCAAGCTGAAGACTCTTCGAGTCGAAGCCGCCGACCATTACCAGATAAAAGTCGGCTGGATCGAGACCATCGTGGTCAACCAAGCGCTGAAACTGCCGTTTCGCAACAGCAACGTTCTTTGCGCTGAAAATCGGGCCTGAATCCTCGGCGACACGATCCGAAATCGTGAACAGACCGACTCGCCGGTCATGCTCCTGAATCCAACTCTGAAGATCAGATACCGTCATACAGTACCTCCTTGCAAGATACACTAATTATAAGCCACCTGCCGCAAACGTCAAGGTGTCAATGCACCATATGATATCAAGATACCCATATGGTGCCCTGGTCAACTACTTGACCAGCTAGCGCGCTTCGCTTGCTGAGCCTGGCCTGATTACAGACCAGGCTTTACTATTTGCGAGAGAGCAAAACAGACAATTCTTCCTGCCGCTGCTTCCTAACACGATACATATACATAATCCTATCTTTACCATACAAATTCTTCTTATCATAAAATAATAAATCCTTATCATACATAGACTTAATTACATCTTTATAATCCTCTTTAACAATTCCTAACTTACTTCTAAAATAACGCGGCACTGGAACTTGAGCGCCATTCACAGATACATACAGGCGCTCCTTAATCTTATCACCCTCTTTTAACGCAAATGTCATACCGAGTCCCTTTGAGACTCTCTGAAATGGCGTAATACGCCCATCATACTCGGAAACCTCCTTATCTCCTCCGTACTTCTTAAAAATATATTTCGCAACATATTTCATACTTTGTACCGTAGCGGTACCACAATGAACAAATCCAAAAGGCCAACTGGCCCTCAATGCCGACATATCGTCGTCATCCAAAATATCCATACCAAAAATAATAGCATGATAATGCGGCCGTCCAAAACGTCCTCCATATTCGCCACTGGCGAAGTATTTGATCTTCCGATCCAAGCGCTTCCTTAAACGCTTCCAGAACAGCATTAAATCATCAGGCCGAAGACTCAAATCTTCCGGCAAAAACTCATCCGAATACGTAAAAGTCGCGAAAACCGCTTTTTTTGCGACCTCTAACTCATATAACATCCGGACACTCCACTCCTGCTGCTTGTTTATCCTACAAGCAATACAACGACCGCATGGAACCAGAAAATGACCCGGTTCAAGCATAAACGGACTCGTGCATTTCATAAAAACATCCTAAAAAAAAGCCTGGTCAAACAAAATTAAGCTTGACCAGGCTAAACAAAAAATATATCAAGCTATAGCCTGATACCTCCACGACTTGCGCCGTACTTTCCGATGCGGGTCCCGTGGTTTTTCTTATAAATACGCTTCTTGCTACCGTGCCTCTTGAACCTCATTTCTGGCTTCCTTTCGCGGCTGGACGCCGCACCTTAGACCGATCGGGCAAATATGCCTCGGTCCTTCCACTCGATGGATCAAGCGCAGCAGTAACATCCGATAGGGCCTTGTCGATCACGCCGGCAAGACCCGAATGCACCGACTTAACGCCTGATATAACCTTTCCACCAAACGACTGCGCCGCCGCACCAAGCGGAGCACCAAAATCGTCAATCGCCTTCTTAACGCTCTGGCCGAGCTGCTGAGCCTCCGCTGCAATACCTCCTTTTATGTCGGATCTCATGCCTAATTCCTTGGCCTTGCTCCAGTTATAAAGCCGTTCCAGTCTATCCTGATCGACCGACGCTTGCGTAGACTGCGCAACAGCAACGTCCGCAGCAGACTTTGCCGCCATCGACGCAAAATAACCTGTGCTTGCTCGGCTCTCCAGCGTCTTCTGATTCGCAAGTGCGATATCCGCGTCCGTCCTCGCATTGTTTTTCCTTGCCGTGATCAAATTCGCGGCCAACTGCGCCTTATCGCCAACCGAGTTGCCAATCTGCGGCGCAGAAACATTCATAGGACTAGACGACTGGGCACCTTGCCCAGCCGCCAGTACTTTATTCAGACCAGCAGACTGAAGATCAGCAACGCGCCTCGACACTGCCGTATCCTCACGACGCCATGACTCCTGCTGCATCTTCCGCTGGTACATCTGGTTACTTATGCCAAGAGCCAGATTCCCAGCTTCTTCAAGAAGTCCCATCAGGCACCCCCTCCACCTTTGGAGGCTCCTCCTTTTCCTTCTCCTTCGCAGCAAGGCGGGCCGCCTGTGCATCGGCAGCCATCTTTCCACTCAAAGACCTGCCAATCTGGCTCAACGTCGCCATATCGACGCCTGGAGCTCTCGTCGGGTCGTAATATCCCTCTGGGACCTTCTCATCAGCGCCAAACTCATAGCGCTGCTTCCGGTAATCCACCAGGCGCTGCCCGGCCATAATCATTTCACCGATTATGACCTCCGCGGGCCGGTATCCCGCAGTCTCCGTCCTCGAAGGCTGAACGTTCACCTCCGGAGATGGCTCCGGCCGAATATCACGGGTATAGTACATCTCTCCTCCTAGTTATGATCAATCAGACCCGGAACCGACTGCATCGGCAGCGGCCGAATCGCGTGAATCTTATTGCCTACATCGACAATAAGACCTGGCTCCGTAGGTGCAGCGAAAATATCTTTTCGCGGCACGCACGTGATGAACGTACTGTTCAATGCTGGTTCGGAGGCAAATTCACGACCGAGGTGCCAGTAATCGAAATCGGTGCGCATCAAGCCGCAAACCATGTTACGCTTGATCCGCATCTCATCGTATCGACCCTGGTAGCCGAAAATCTGCCGATTGTCGGCCTCCGTACCTTGCGCATACAGCTCGGCCATTTCAATGGCCTGCTCCGAGAGATTCGCAAACTCCGGCCAGTAAAAATCAAGCCTGGACCGACGGAGCCACTGCCGATCAATACCCTGCTGATACGCCGGCTTCGGCATTATTGACATCAGACCTATGATCAGCCCGTATTCTAGGGCCCGATACGATCCAATATCCGTCATGTCAGCAACCAGGCCGTGCCCGGCCATGTTACCCTGCGGACTCGTCGCCGTCTCAGACGTCTGAAGCACCTCCGAAATAACGACGGCGCTCTTGCTACCTCCGACATACTCAGGACGCTGGAGCCGATCGTCGCGCGGCGAAACATCGAAATGCGCACGAAGCGCCTCAGTATATCGCGCACCGCCGCGCGCATTCCGCTCCATCCATTTCTGAATCTGGAATGCCAGGCGCAGATCAGAAACATCGAAAGTCGTCGCGTCCGATAGATCTACCGTATTATGCGCCGTCATATCCGCGTACGGCATAACAACTTTTGCCAACAATTGGCTTCCAGCCGTTATCGTGCTTGAATCACTCCTCCTTTGATTCAAAGAACCAGAATCAGCCGCCTGCTGCAACGCATGGGTATGATCCGATCCAGCATACGTATTCATGAACAAATCGGTCATAGCCGTAAACTCTGCGTTCGTAGTACCCGAAATAGGCAGGCTCGGAGCAATCCCCCGCTGCTGCCATGGGAGCGCTGAGGTAAAATAATCCTTTTCCCAGGCCCGATTCAAAATCGACTCCTGAGATAAAAGCACCTCATCCTGTAGATTCTCGTCCCTATAATACTCGTTGAAAACGAGATTATAGGCACGCCTGGGAAAATCGAGCGGGTAGGCCCCCTCCGGATCGACTCCTATCGGAAAGCCCATGTAATCCCAGAGGGAACCTATTGCCGTATTCGTCGGCTCCCATCTAGGCAATACAGCCACACTTTGCCCATCCGGACCTCCCGTGGTGAAATCTTCCCAGCCGTCATCAAGGATTCGATACGGAACAAAGAAATAATGCACAAAGGCATTTATTTCATGGAGAAGTGGCGCCACCATCGGCTGGAACCGGATTACCAGCTCGTTCCCGAGGCGAAATACATCACCCGGCACCATTTCGTCGCATACGACCGGAATAAGCTGCCCCATATCACAGGTCAGCTTTTTGTCGTACGAGAGATCAAAGGTCGATTTTCCCGGCCTCAATGATCCTATTTGGTCAAATGGATTCATTTTCC